AAAGTTGGTCCTTAACTTTGTTCGCCCCTTCTAGAATGGCGATATCCATCAACCCACGGTTAACGATTCCTTGCATTACCTTGAGAGCGGTCCCGTCAAAGATCGGGCCGCGGACCTCAAAGTGGAGGCTGAACGGCTCGGCCATTAGAAAATCACCCCGTTGGAGGTCCCGCTGATACGGTAATCGTCCAGAGTCTGGAGGACCGACCGGATCTCACTCTCGGCCACCGTGATGGACATCTCCCCGCCGCCAATGGTAGACACCGACCCCAGATCTCGGTTGCGGAATGTCAGCTTGGCGATGTCGAGGCAAGCCTGGACCACCAGCTCCGGGTAATCGAACCGGGTCAGAGCGGCGCCCCCGGAATGAGTGGCCGCGGTCGTTCCACAGACTCCCCGCTGGACGGTGAGGGTATTCCCGCTGATGGCGGTTATGTAAAGCTGCTCCGAATCGACCAGGACGGTTTGGGCCGGCCCCAGGTCGGCAGCGCTGGTCACGCTAATGGAGGTCGCGGTGGTGGAGGTTATCGCGTCCGCGGTGGTAACTGATAATGTGTCGGCGGTATAGCCCCAGCTTCCCAGGATGCTCAAGGTCTGCTGGCCGGCGTCCAGGGTATTTGAAGTGTCCTCGTTCAGTTTGAAAATAGTTTTCGGGCTGACGTTATAAGGCATGAGGAAGAAATCGTTGGCGTATCCCTCGGTCAATACTGTGCTGGCCCCGCGGTCGGTGTCATCGTAGGCCGTCACCGTCGTGGTGGAAATCAGCCAGCCGTCCAGCGGGAGGACGTTCGCCAGGGCAACCGTGGTTGCTATGTCATCTATTCCGGCCAGAACGGCGTACTGCGGCGACTGGACCAACGACCCGGACCCGATATCATAAAGCCGGGTTTCGGTCAGTGGCCCAAAGGTCCCGCCCTCGCAGTAGTTATCGATACGCCGGGACGATGCCTCCAGGATGCGGCGAATACTCCCGGCGTCGCTCGTCCAACCGGAGGAAAAGGACGTCCCCGCCAGGTAATCCCGGAGGTCGTCCGCGGTGGCGTATGTGTGCCGAGTCGCCACTAAGATTTGTTCTCAGTGGTCTCGGCCATCTTATTCGCTGCTCGACTGGCTTGCTTGAAATATGCGGGATTGGCCTTGAGGGTCGCCGCCGGAACATCGTACTCCACGCCGGCCTCGTAGGCTTCCCCTCCCCCGGAAGAAAAGTTTTGTACGCATATCGCTTTTGGCATCTTGTCCTCCTTGGTTGGGAGCGGGGCCGAAGCCCCGCTCTCTGTAGATTAGGCGGCTCTCGGAATCTTGAAGGCGGCGGCGAGGCCGACTTGACCGTCGCCCCTGCGGGTGGCGAAGAAACCAACCTGGTCATTGCCCATGTATAGACTGTCATTCCTTCGGATGGTGAATCCCACCCGGTCGAAAATATAGTATTGTTTGAAATCGCCGAAGATGCCGATTTTCTCAGTTGAGGTGATGGTGCCACCCAAGCCAGACGTCACATCGGTCAAGACGTTCCTCTTTCCGAGGATGAAGTCTGCCGGCGCGGCGGTCAGGCTTGGGATGGAATGCACCCCGGCGGCGGTTATAGCGATTGAGTTAATCAGCGCCGCGATGGCGGACTTCATCACCCAACTGGCGTTGGCCCGGTGCTGGGCGTTGAGGGCATAATAAGTCCCAATCAAATCTGCCCCGACCACGCTTGTGGCATTGGCCATCGTGTAGAACGCCACATCGCCATCAGAAAGCACCCCGGAATACTGCGTCGTTCCATTCCCGCTGATAATTCCAACATCCTCGAACTGCCCCGCGGCCTCCTGGAATATCTGTGAGAGCAAGGCCGGGAGGTTGATGGCTGAGTCGTCCAAAAGTTCCCGGCTGACCTTGACCAGACCGCCGGACTTCTCGATGGAGAATGTTACCTGGCCCACCACCGGCGTGGACTCGGTCGGCGCTGCTTCCTCTGCTATTGCCGCCCAGGTCGCGCTTGCCATTGTCGGGAGATACCCGTCCTTGGATGCGACCCGGATAACGCTACAAAGGGGCCGAAGTTGTGAGCCTGGAACGCCTGTGTCGTGCACGACCTGGTTAATGAATTGCTCCGGTACGAAGAAACCGCCCTCGGCATCCGTATCTTCTTGCATGGCCTTGACTTCGTCCGGGCTGGCGGTCTTCCAGAACATATCATCCGATGGTGACCTGAGCCACTTGACGAACGTATCGGACATAAATCTGGCGTCGTCTTTGACGTTTTCCCCGCACAACTCCTGAACCCACAACGGTTGAGCCATTGCGGGCAGACCTTTAACCCATGACGCCGGCTTGTAGTCACCCTTAATTCTGGCGGTGTTATCCATCGCGTTATGAATTGCGACATCGTTGGACGCGACCGGGATCGCGTTGAGCGGCTGGTTGAATTCCCCGCGGAGCTTCCGGACCTGGGAGGCAGCGGCGTCGATCTCGTCCGCCCTGACCATAGTGGCCTGGGCCTCGTCCGCTAACCTTTTAAATGTCTCCATTTCCCCCTGGTCAATAGCTGATTGGGCCTGGTCCAGCAATGCACTGGCGGAGGCCCTAAGTTCCTTGGTTTCCATATCAATCTCCTATATGTTGGTTTAACTGTAATTCCAGGCGCATCCGAGAAAGGCGCAACCGTTGGCTGGCCGTGTCCATGTCGGAGGCGGCGTCAACCGGATCGTCTGACTGGGATTCGCCAGTGGCTGGCTCAAAGAGGATGCCGTCGTGGGCGCGGCAAAAGGCCCGAGCCTGGGCCTCGCTCCACTCCTCGGCGGGCATCCGGTAAGACGTAAGCGACCAGGCCCCGGTTTCTTCGTGGTGCCCGAAAAGTATCTGAACCGACTTGCCGTCAAAGTCCCCGTCCTCGATGGTCTCGGAGGAGGTCCGGAATTGGTCGAAGCCGTCCGGGTCCATAATCCGGCAAGCGTGGGAGTTCGGATAGGGCTTGACCACCGGCGCCGGGGCCGAGTATTCGACCACCACCTCATACCGGGCGTGAGTCCGGCAGGGCATAAAAACGTCTTCCCCTTCGACCGTCATCGAATGCGCACCGGAGCATCCAAGCTCCTCGGCCCTGGCCTCGGCTTCCTCCCTGGTGGAGTAGGTATCCGGCATCTTGAGAGTTTTAGCCGCAATGGTAGAGGTTGAAGGCGAGGCGCCACGAATCACCGCGGAGACCTCGACCCAGTCTAGATTCAGTATCCTGCGCGTGGTTTCCTTGCCGGCCCGGTCATAAACCACCGCATCCCCGAGGGGAAGATTAAAGCCCACAGACCACTCCCGGATATATTCCCCGGCGATGTTGGAGTAAGCTTCCTGGCCGGCCTGAGTATCGAGGTTCATTTGCATTCGGGTATACAGTCGATGCTCGTCCCCGTTGCCGGTTTTCTCAGGCTGGGCGAATATGACCTTTCCCACCAGGTTTGATTGGTCGTGACCGGCCAGGACCGGGATGGGGAGGTTTTCCCGGATGCTATCGTCGAAAGCTCTCGGGTCGATAATGTCGCCGTCGGCATCCCTGATCCCCATTGTGTTGACGTACGCCTCCACAATTCCCTGGCGGTCGTCCAGCACTTTGGCGTCCGAGAGGGCAAACTTGCTGATCATGCTATGGTCTCCTCCGGCTTGTAATTCCGGGGCATCGGTTGCCAGTTCAGTGTCCCGTTGGGATGGTCGTCGATGTCCTGGGCTTGCTCCACGGTATATATCTGGTTATGACGCTCGGCGCACGTACGCCCATACGGGTCGCCCGGGTCGATGTATGTATCGCTGGCATCGCCATCTATATCGTCGGCGCGGACATATTCAAATCCCTGCTCCTTGAAAAATCCGACGCTCGTCTGATTTTGCGTCCTCATAATCTCGGTTCGGGCTATCGTCCTGGCCCGCTTCTCGGTCTCGCCCAGGATAGCCCGGAGACCCGGGAACTTATCGGCCGGGACGCCTCGCGCCAATTGCTCAATGGAGTAGCCGCTTTCCAATGCCGTCCCGACCGCTCGGCGCAGAATGAGGTTAGTCGTCCTGTGAATCATCGTCGCTCTGGCCGGCGCCTGAACTAGCACCGCCTGAACGAACGGCAATTTTTCCGACCACTCCAATGTACCGGCCAGGCCGTTGGCGTTAATTGCCGCCACAGTCTTTTTACTCATTCGGAGCATTGCCCTTTCGACGATTGCGGTCAGATTGGGAATCTCCCCGGTCGGCATTAGCATATCGGCGTCGAAGGGAAATTCCTTTGATTCCCCGGCGCCGCGCTCCATGTACCGGCCCAGTATCCCGTCCACCCGGTTCCTCAACCCGCGGAAGTATCGCTGGACTTTGGGCGCCAGATCGTCGGTCTCCTCCTCCCGGTCCTCCAGGAGTTGGCGGCGTAATAACCCGGCCCGTCTTGCTACCCTCGGCGCCTTCAAGGCCGGGAGGTCTTCCCATTCCTTGAGCGTCCCGACCGGCAAAGACTCCTCCACCGGAGCGGCGCCAACGGCCACCGGGGCCGGTGTTCCTTCGGCCACTTCAAAGATGGCGGCGGGGATGCGCCGGATCGCGCCGTCGCTGACGGCCTGGAGTCCGAGCTGCTCCCTGGCCTCGTTCAAGGTCAGGATGCCGCCGGCAAATAAGCCGGTCACCCTGGAGGTCATCGCCTCCCGGTCGTCCAGGCTGGACCGCATCTCGGCCCAGTCCACCGTCAACGTCTCGTTGCCGGGATACTCGTCGATCATATTGCGGTTGAAATGCCGGAGGATGCGGGAGACCATCGGCTCCAGAGTCTCGGAGTGGAAGGCGATTCGCGCCTCCCTGTAGTTGGAATATGTCGAGCGCTGGAGGCCCACATTGGCCCCGACCAGGATGGCCGGCACACCGAAAACCGCGCAGATTCTGGACTCGGTCAAGTCGTGGAGTTCCGGAAGCGCCATGTCCTTGGGGCTATGGGCCATCGGGACATAGTCGGCGTCCTCGTCCAGGATGGCCACCCGGTGGAAGTTGTTGCGACCGCCGAACTGGGACCTCCACCGGGCGCGAATGACCGACGCCTCTTCCTGGGTTTGCAGTCGGCGTTTGATCTTGAGGAGACCGCTGGGAACACCGGCGTTCTGGAAATAGACTTTCGCAAAGTCGGTCATGTTGAGGTCTAGGTTCACGTTCCGGGACAGGACTTGAAGTGGACTCAGTCCGTAAAGGTCGCCGCCGGGATTCGGCAGCGCCAGGTGGCATATGTCCTCTTTGGGGATTGAATACTCGCGCCCTCCCACAGTGTAGATGAACCCCTCCGCTCCATAATCGCCGCCGACGATTCGGACCCGGTCGGGCCGGAGGTGGTAAAGCGCACCGACCTTTCCCCCGCGGGTTCTCTCTTTAATGGTATAGGTATTGCCGGCCACCATTAAATAAGTGACCAGGGTCTCGATGAAGGAATACCAGTCGGAGTATGGGTTGGGCTTGGAGATCAGGTCGTGGAGGAAGCCGGTGGTTATCTCAACGGCTCCGCCGCCGGTGGCGGGGGCCTGGACATAATAACGGGGAGAGGCCGCGGAGACCGCCAGCTCCCGGATGCAAGCATGGACGATCTCGCTCTTGGCGTATCCCTCGGTAGCGAAGGATTCGAAGTTGGCGTCCGGATAGCTGGCCTGACCCACATCATAATTGAGCGGGACGGCGACGGCGACCTCTTCAGCTTTGCGGAGGAAGTCCCAGAAAGGCAAAATGACCTCCACCGGCTTCGGGCTTTCGCCTCGG